CTGGGTCGCGGACCGCAGCGCGCTCAAGGTGGCCGAGAAAACCCGCCGCTGCGGCCTGACCTGGGCGGAGGCCAGCGACAACGCCCTGGACGCTGCCCGCGCCGGCGGCAGCAGCACCTACTACATCTGCCCGAACCAGGACATGGGCCGCGAGTACATCGAGGCCGTGGCCCTGTGGGCGCGCGCCTATGACCTAGCGGCGAGCGAGATCGAGGAGGGGTTGTACGACGACGGCGCGGACGCGGCCAGCGACAAGCGGTACATCAAGCAGTTCGAGGTGCGCTTCCCGGTCACGGGCCTGCGCGTGACCGCGCTGACCAGCCGGCCGAGCAACCTGCGCGGCAAGCAGGGCAACATCGTGATCGACGAGGCGGCCTATCACCAGGACCTCGGCGAGCTGCTCAAGGCGGCGCTCGCAATGGTGATGTGGGGCAACAGCGTGCGCGTGATCAGCACGCACAACGGCGCCACGAATGCGTTTGCCGAGTTGATCGAGGAGATCCGCGCCGGCAAGCGGGGCCACAAGGCCAGCGTGCATCGCATCACCTTTGCGGACGCGGTGGCCGACGGCCTGTACCGCCGCGTGTGCCTGCGCCGCCGCATCGAGTGGACTGCCGAGGGTGAGGCCGCCTGGGTGGCGGAGGTGCGGCAGACCTACGGCGAGGCGGCGGCCGAAGAGTTGGACTGCATCCCGAGCCAGGGCGCGGGCGCGTACCTGCCGCTGGCGTTGATCGAGAGCCGCATGGCGCCGTGCACGCTGGTGAACGATCGTTCACCGGCGCGCGCGGCGTTTGATGCGCGGCTGCCGGTCGTCGTGCGCGGCGCATGGGACGAGCCGTTCGGCCGCCTGCCCGAGGACGTGCGGCGCTACGCGATCGAGGGCTGGATTGCCGAGCGCATCACGCCACTGCTGGCGCTGCTGTCGCCGGACGAGGTGTTCTCGGCGGGCGGCGACTTTGGTCGTCTGGCGGACCTGAGCGTCTTTGTGCTTCTCGGGCAGGACCGCGAGCTGGTGTGCCGGCCGCGCGTCACCGTGGAGCTTTCCAACTGCCCTTTCCGGTCGCAAGAACAGATTCTTTTCGCGCTGCTCGACGGCGTGCGGCGCCGGCGTGCGCTGGCGCTCGACGCCGGCGGCAACGGCGCGGCCCTGGCGGAGTACGCGGCGCAGCGCTACGGATCGCAGTCGGTAGAGCAGGTCAAGTTCAGCGACTCGTACTACCTGCAGCACATGCCGCGCTTCAAAGCCGCGCTCCAGGACGGCACGCTGTGCGACCTGCCGCGCGACATGGAGCAGCGCGACGACCTGCGCGCGCTGCGCGTGATCGACGGCACGCCCAAGCTGCCCAAGGCCAAGACGCAGCGCGCGGGCGCCGACGGCGCGCGGGTCACGCGGCATGGCGACTACGCGATTGCGCTGTTCCTGGCGCACCGCGCGATGCAGATGGAGGCCGGCGAGATCGCGTTCACGCCCGCGCCGCGCGGCGGCGGTGAGTTCGACGAGCGCGAGGACGACTGGGGCGGCACCGCCGCGCGCGTTGGCGTGCGCCGCAAGGCCGCGTACTGATACAGGAGGCAGGCATGGCGATTGTTGATCAGTACGGCCGCGCACTGGATCGCAGCGCGCTGCGCGAGACGCAGACCGCGGCGCTGGTCGCGCTGCACCGCGAGTTTGCGACACACCCGGCGCGCGGGCTGACGCCGGCGCGGCTGGCGCGCATCTTGAGCATGGCCGAGATCGGGTCCCTCTTCGACCAGTTCGACCTGTACGAGGACATGGAGGAGCGCGACGCGCACATCTACGCCGAGATGAACAAGCGCCGCCTGGCGCTGCAGTCGATCGAGTGGGAGATTGCGCCGGGCTGCCTGACATGGCCGATCTGCTGTTCGACATGTCTGATGCGATCGGCAAAGGCTTTGCGTGCCTGGAAATTGCCTGGACGCGGCAGGGGCGGTACTGGCTGCCGGAGAGCATCGAGCACCGGCCGCAGCGGTGGTTCCGCACGCCAACGGGCAATCGCAACGAGCTGCGCCTGCGCGACAACAGCGCAGACGGCGCGGCGCTGTGGCCGTTTGGCTGGGTGCAGCATGTTCACCGGGCCAAGAGCGGGTACCTGGCGCGCGCCGGGCTGTTCCGCGTGCTGGCCTGGCCGTACCTGTTCAAGGTCTACTCGGTGCGCGACCTGGCCGAGTTCCTTGAGATCTACGGCCTGCCGATGCGCCTGGGCAAGTACCCGGCGGGCGCCAGCGAGTCCGAGAAGGCGGACCTGCTGAGCGCCGTCGTCAACCTTGGCCACAACGCCGGCGGCATCATGCCGGCCGGCATGCAGCTTGAGTTTGCGGAGGCAGCCAAGGGCACGCACGACCCGTTTGTCGCGATGATGACCTGGGCCGAGGCAAGCCAGAGCAAGGCGATTCTGGGCCAGACGCTCACGGCGCAGGCCAGCAACACCGGTACGCAGGCGCTGGGCAAGATCCACAACGAGGTGCGGATGGACATCCGCAACTCGGACATCCGGCAGCTTGCCGCCACGCTGACCCGGGACATCAGCTACCCGCTGCTGGCACTCAACTACGGGCCGATGGACCTGCGGCGCGTGCCGCGCATCGTGTTTGACACGGGCGAGTCGGAGGACCTGACCGCGTTCGCCGATGCGCTGCCCAAGCTGGCCGGCGCGGGGTTGCGCATCCCGGTGAGCTACGTGCAACGCAAGCTCAAGATCCCTGAGCCGCTGGAGGGCGAGGAGACCCTGCCCGTGGCCGCCGTGCGCGCGCCGGGCGCCAGCGCTTCCGCGGCGCCGGGTGCCGCGGCGGGCGGTGGCGAGGCTGACGATGAGGCCGAGCTTGAGGACGACATGGCGGACGACGGCATGGGGGAGGACGACACGGAGCGCGACGACGAAGACCTGCCGGCCCGCGCAGCCGACACGCGGCGGACGCGGCGCGCTGCGCGCCCTGCCGCCCTCAAGCGCTCGGCGCCGGCCGCGCCGCGCGACGCGATCGACGTGCTGGCCGAGTCGGCGGCCGGCCAGTGGGAGCCGGCCATGCTGCAGGTGATCGCGCCCATCGAGCGCGAGCTGCAGGCGATTGCCGCTCGCGGCGGCACGCTGGCCGACGCCAAGGCGGCGCTGGTGGCGGTGCTGCCGGGCATGCCGGTGGAGGCGCTGGCCGAGACGCTGGCGCGGGCGGCGTTCTTCGCGCGCCTGGCGGGCGAGGCCGACCTCGATCTGGACAGCTGACAGTGCGCAGCATTGGCGAGCGGATCGAGCGGCTGCACGGCCTGCTGGGCAAGCATGACCTCACGCGATGGGAGGAGCGCTTCGTGGCCGACGTGTACCGCGCGAGCTGGCAGGCGCAACGGACAAGCGTGTTGAGCGAGCGGCAGGTGCAGGTGGTCGAGCGCATCTACAGCAAACACTTCGGGGATTGACGTGCCCACGCCTATCCCACCCGGCCTGGTGTTTGCGATCCTGGCGCCTGACGAGGCCATCGCCGCGTTCCGGCGCCGCGATCTGCTGCCGTCGTTTGCCTGGGAGGATGTGTGGCAGGAGGAGCATGCGCGCGCCTTCACGGTGGCCAAGCTGCTGCGCATGGACCTGCTGCAGTTTGTGCGCGACGAGCTGGACCGCGCCATCGCCGAGGGCACGCCGCTGGCCGAATTTGTGGCTGCGCTGCGGCCGCGGCTGGCCGAGGCCGGCTGGTGGGGGACGCGCGAGGTGATCGACCCCGTAACGGGGCAGGTGGCGCGGACCACGTTTGACCTGAGCCGACTGCGCCTGATCTACGACGTCAACCTGCGCCAGAGCTACGCGGCGGGCCGGTGGCGGCGCATTGAGTCCGCCGCCGAGTCCGCGCCCGACGACACGCTGATCTACTACCGCACCATGCGCGACGAGCGGGTGCGCCAGTCGCACCGCGCCTGGGACGGTGTGGCGCTGCCGGCCGGGCACCCCTTCTGGCGTACCCACTACCCGCCCAACGGCTGGCGCTGCCGCTGCGTGGCCTACGCGGTGACGCGCGCGCAGCTCGAGCGGCTGCGCGGCGCCGGCATGCCCGTGCGTACGGCGGCGCCACCGGTTGCGCTGGTGCCGTGGCGCAACCGGCAGACCGGCGAAGTAGTGGACGTGCCGGCCGGGATCGATCCGGGCTTTGCCTACAACCCGGGCCAGCAGCGCGACGGCGCACTGCAACGCGCAGCCGCCGATGCCGCGCAGGGGCTGCCGCCTGGCGTGCGCGACGCGGCGGTGCGCGATGCACTGGAGCCGCCGCCCGGCCGCGGCCGGCGGCGCAGGCGCTGATGTTCTCGATCACCGTGACCGGCTCCGCCGAGCTGCGCGCTGCGCTGGTGCGGCTGCAGGGCGGCGTGCGCGACCCCAAACAGGTGCTGCAGCGGATTGGTGTGGTCCTCGAGGGCAATGTGCAGGAGCGTCTGCAAACCAAGGTCGACCCCACGGGACGTGCATGGCTGCCGCTGGCGCCGAGCACGCGCGCGCGCTACGCCAAGGCCGACGGCCAGCGCCGGCAGGGCACGCTGCTGGTGCGCACTGGGCTGATGATGGCCAGCCTGTCGAGCACGGTGTCCGGCAGCCGTGTCACGGTAGGATTTGCGCGGCCCTACGCGCTCTATCACGAGACCGGCACTGCGCGCGGTGGCCGGCCGTGGATGCCGCGCCGTGGCATGCTCACGGCCGATCCGACCGCCGGCACGCTCGGCGCGCAAGATGAGGCCGACGTGCGCGCCGAGATTGATCGCTGGCTCGACTCGCTGGCGCGCTGACCCTCGGCGCGGGCCGCCCGGCCCGGATTGGTTCACGTAGCGCGGCCGCGCGCAGCCCGGCAAAGTGCGATCCGTCATGCGACGCGATCTGCTCTCCCTCGTTGCCGTGGCCTGCGCACTGCAGGCCAACGACATTGCCCGTGTGCAGCTTTTGCCTGCGGGCGAGTTTGCCGCGGCCGACGGCCGGCCCGGCCCGGGCCGCAAGTGGCGCCTGTCCGACGAGCAAGGCCGCGCGCTGGCCGATGCGATCAACCGCCGCGGCAATGACTTCGTCATCGACTACGAGCACCAGACGGTGTTGTCGGCCGACAACGGTCAGCCGGCCCCGGCTGCGGGCTGGGCGGCTCGCGTTGAGTGGCGCGACGGGCTCGGGCTGTTTGCAGCCG